TGCCGGCGAAGTCGGCGGCGTGGCCCATTCCTATCCCGCCGCGACCGGGTAGGCCCTTGATGCCGCAGACGCGGTTTCCGCCGAACAGGTAGCGGCTGCCGTGGTGGCTCCACAGCTCCAAGTCGATGAACTTGGTCCCCGACTCACACGCCTGCCTGAAAGCCTCGATCGCCCCACCGCGCATGGCCGTGCTGCACAGGCTCGCGTGCGCAGTGTTTGACAGCTGGCGCGCGCGGCGCTGGGGGATGTTGTAGTACCTCGCGCGAAACTCGCCGACAAGCTCTGCTGTGTCCAAGGCTGCGTCCGCGATCCGGAGCCAGTCCGGCGCATAGTGGTCATCATCCTCAAGACAAACCAGCCTGTCGCGCGGCCCAACGTCGCGGAGCCCCGCCAGCAGGTTCCGCGCCTGCGTGTTCTGCCCGGGCTGCCACTCCGGCAGCGGGCGGATAACCTGCAGCGTCCAACCCTCGCGCTGGAACGTCACCGGCTGCGCCACAGGGCCATCGTCAACGATGATCCAGTGCACCGGGCCGGCGTAGTCTTGGCGCAGCATCAGCCGTTCGCAGATTGCCCAGGCTTCGGGGCGGGCGCCGGTGGCGGTTAGGATGGTCAGCATAGGCGCGCACACAGAAAGGCTCCGGCCTATGGTAGCACCGGAGCCTTGCGTGTTGCGAGCTGCCAGACAGCTTCTACAGATCGATGCCTAGCTTTTTTGCCACTTCCTTGATTGTCCTTCCCGCAGACGCTGGGAGCATAGTCAGTCGCATCCTGGCCGCATCCACGTCCACTCCAAAAAATTCGCAACACCAAGAAAACGAAAACCTGCCAATCCTTCCTTCGTCTTCAACCCAAGACAAATCCTCAGACGATGACTTGGAGATTGATTTGATCCCTTTGGTTGCTCTTTCTTTTCTTGCAGCCAAGTAATCGCTAACCCCTGTCTTAAAAGCGGTGTGGACTAGCGTTTTTTCTTCCGATCCGTCGCCTGACGTAATGGAGATTTCAGAAAAAACGCTAACCCAGTCCTTGACTGAAAGTTCATTTTTTCCTGAAACCCTTTTGCTCCACCACTCGTCCGGCATATCCATAGCAACAACAATCTTGCCAACCACAAAAGCCGCGTCAACTACTTCGTTGTGCCTCAGGAACCTAAAGCACTCAGTCATAGTCGCAATTTTTGAGTTCTGCAAGTCAAGCTTGTCCGATATCCTTTGGTTTTCCTTTTTCAGATCCTCAATCTTAGAATTGAGGGCTTCAACGGAAAAGTCAAATTCTGAATTTGAGCTTTTGGATTCGGTATTCATCTTGACGCCCTTTTCGTTTGTGGGCCTCAAATTCTACAGACGAAAGGCGACCAGTCTAACTGTTTTTTTGAATCGAAAATCTTTTTATGATATGCGGCGACTATCGCCAGACCTCGGCGCGCTATCTCAGGCGGGCCGACGCCCCACCGCAAACACATGCATCGGAATCGCCCTCCGCGCCAGCGGCCCGCCGCCGTGGTCGTCAAGCGCCACATGGATTTCGCCAGCGCTCGCCGTCTCGACGTCAATGAATCCGGAGTTTTCCAGCAGCAGCCGCAAGCCGGACTGCGTGTAGCGGTAATAGTCGTCCGGAAACCCGTGGATCGGAAACGCCGTCAGCGTCGTGACCACGATCCAGCCGCCCGGCGCGGTCACGCGGCACAGCTCCGGCAGCGCGACCCACGGCAGCGCGACGTGTTCCAGAACCTCCGAACACAAGATTCCAGAAAACCGGCCCTGCCATTCCGCAGGAAGGTCGTGAATATCAGCGACTTGATCGACCCCCGGTCCAGATTGCATGTCGATGCCGGTCCAGTTCCCAGTCGAAAGATCCCGGTTGATCAGCCACCACGCGGATGGGTCATGCAGGCGGCTTCCGACCTCCAGCACGTCGGGGCCGAGTTTGTCTGCGTGGCGCTCGATCCAGGCGCGGACTCGGCCTCGCACGCTGTCGGGGGGTAGGGTTTGGCGGGTCATTGGTTCGCCGTCAGGTAGATTGAAACTGATTGAGACGCAAGGGCCGATCCGCTTTCATTCTCAAGGCGTTTGGTTTCATCACCTCTGCGCCTTTTGGCCCAATAGTCGATCCCTTTTTGTTCAAGCATCACCCGCAGCGGATCGTAGTCGTCTGATTCCGGGTCTCTCCAGCTAACTCCTTTAAGCCTATGTCTTGGAAGCGACCGCATCTCGATGTCCTTCACCATAACGTGAAATTCAGGGAGCAGCGCAACAAGCATTTCAGCCTCGGCAGTATCGACCCCCAGCAACTCAGAAATCTTGCTTGCGGAAAATCCGGCACCACTCCACTTTGAAACTATGGGCAGCCTTGAGTCACGCAAAGCAACCTGCGAAGCAAAATCTTCACGGACAATCATTCGTCCCCCTGCGGCCTAAGGCTGTCGTAATGAGTGGAAAGGCCACGCAAGGCCCGGACATGCGAAGAATCTGGCTCGCGCTCTCCGCGCTTTTTGTGCCAAGCATTTTGGCGGCGCATGGCCCTCTGCTGGCGCATTAACCAGATGGCATGCATTGGCGCGCCGCCGATTCGCTCCAACCAATCGGCAGCCTTACCTATCAGGTCGCAAGCGCATGCCAGCAGCCACAGTGCTGCGCCGAACGTTGCGGCCACCATCACAGCCGGCAGCGCGATCCACCACAGCGGATCGCTACCGGCTACGGCCCACCATCTCGAAATGCCTTTCACTCCGAACCCCCCTGAATAACAAGCGCGAACGCCTCTTCGCGCGTGAATCCTGCTGCAAGGTATGCGTCAAGGTTCGCTTTCTTTTGTGCGGCAAACAGAGCCCGAAGCTCTTGCTTGTCCGGATCGGAAATGGCGCTTTTCAAGGCTTGTATTGCCGCCTTTTCCCTGTCTTTGCTTGGCTGGTCGCATGCCTTCATGCCGCCCTCCGCGCTTCTGCCCGCTTAGCCTTCACCACAGCCCGCCCAACGGCCCAGCAGAGCATCCCAAATGCCCAGGCGGCGCCGGTGAACATCGCCCCGTGCCAGACCAGCACGCCAAGCACGCTAATCTGCAGACCGATGGTTGCCTGCGTGCGCCACTCGGGCGGCTCGGGCTGCGAGGCAAGCGACTTGACGGTGTCAGCGTGAAGACCAAACGGCGCGAGCGCCGCAAGCGCAAACACCGCGAAGGTCGCCACGTTGCGCGCGCCTTTGATGTCGCCAATGAAGCCGAATCCTACGGCTGCGGTGATGGCTGACCAGTACAGCAGCCATGTGCCTGTCGAATTTTTCATCCGGGCGTCTCCTCCCGTTGTGTGGATTGGTGGCGAGCGCAGGAATCGAACCTGCAAGGCTTTTCGTTGACGGGTTTGCAGTCCGCCACCTTCGCACCAGTGTCTCGCCTCGTTTACGCGTTCACAGTCCCACGCCAACGCACCGTGACAGGGACCATGATCCTGTCGGGCTCTTCAAGCACCGACGATGCCCAGGGCGCGCGCTCGACCTTCGCCGATGCGAGCGTGGTGCCCTTTGCGTAGTATGCAACACATGAGTCGGCCACCTCAAGCGCCGCGACGATCGACTGCGGCCGGCTGCAAACCGTGACCTGCCCAAAGCCCTGCAGGGTGGAACCGCCATCGTTCTGCACGCCGTAGTTCGATGTTTCGTTGGGGAACCATCGCAGCTGCAGCCAGACGCCTGCATCCGGCGGCGTGAACGCGATCCCAGGGTATGCCACCGGCAGCGCAGGACTGTACTCGCCCGCAAACAGCGTCAGCCGCTCGGCGAAGGCTTCATAGATCGCGGTCAAGCTCACGGCGCGTGCTCCTACGGATAGCGAGACATGGCCTCGCGGACCACGTCGGAAACGATGTTCTGCCAGTTCTGCGCGGCGCTGCGGCTGAACCCATAGCGCTCTTCCATGAACGGCGCATACTCGGCGGTCCAGCCCCAATAAATCACGCTGCCGATCTTGGCCCCGGCGATGACCAGAGTGTAATCGAACGCGCCCGGCTGTTCGTCCTGACGGCTGGGCCCGGTCGGCCATCCGGTGAGGCTGGCTTGACCTGACGCGCGGAGAAACCCGGTGTCAATCGGCAGCTTGCCGCCCGCGCCCTGAACCGTCTGCGCCTCGGCGATGACTCGCTGCGCCGCCTCTTGAAACACAGCCGTCGCCCGGCGCTCTGATTTCTGCACCCACTTGCGGACGTCGGCGGCGAAGGTGTTGGGCATGGCTCGCAAACGCAAAAAGCTCCGGCCTATGGTAGCACCGGAGCCTTGGGTGTCGCGCGCGCCGCTATCGGATCAGCGCGCGGTCAATCGGTTTAAGCGCCTGCAGCCGGGCCGCAAGCCTGACCTGTGCGTCGGTGTTTTCCTTGCGCTGCTCTGCCGTCAGCTTGGACGTATCGACATGAGTAAAGCCGTCTTTCATGTCCCTCAGCGCTCGCGCAAGCGCCTTGCGCCCCTTGTCCTGCACGCGAAGCGTCTGCTCGGCCGGCAGCACAATGCGCAGCCCTAGGCCGATTTCAGTATCCAGGTACATCAGATGTTCGCGCAGCATGTGATCGCGCAGTGCGTCAACGTTCTGCAGTCGCAGAAGCTGCCACGCTTTGTATTTTGCCGCCGTCTCGTTCGGTCCCGGCTCCTTGATGTCCATCAGCGCGTGCAGGTCTTCCCACGCAATCAAGTCACCATAGGTCCAACGCTTCTCTGCGATGATGGCGTGCTCGACATTTCGCCACGCCGGCAGCCTATCGACTTCGCCGGTCACAGCTCCACCGCCTTGGTCACAGAGAATCGGCCGAAGCGCGGGCGATAGGTGCCGATGCCGATCACGCGGCCGGCGTGTTCAACAATCTTGCGCAAATCGCTGGCGTCGATCATGTCGGCCATGTAGATAACCTCAAACTCCGCAGCCCAACGCATGAAAATCGGGCGAGCGCGCATGACCTTCTTTCCATTGACGCCGACGCCGCGCACGTCCACGAAATCGGTGGAGCCGTCGCCATACAGAGACTTCAGGTCGCGCGGGCCATCGTACTGAAGCGGCGCCTGATCAGTCAGGACCGTGACCGCCTGCTTGACAAGCTTGCCCTGCTTGAAGCTCTTGGCGGCTTCCGCGATGCACGCCTCGATGTTGATCGCCGGCAGGTACGGGCCCAGCTTGGCGTCGTGGTACATGCTGTTGCGCCACTCGGATTCCAGCAGCCATTCGTAATCCTCGTGAGTCTTCTTGCGCTTGCCAGCGACGGCCTTATGCGCCTTCGTGGCCGTGCCAAGCGGGTTTGCCAGCGTCTCTGCCTGCATCAGCAAAGGACGCTCGGATTCGATGTTGAAACGGATGATGCTGCTCATTGGTTGTCCCCTTCGGTTGATTTGCCGTTTTCGGCCGTTGGTTTGCTGCGCGGTGCCTGACCTTGCCCAGCCACGCATCGATTCGCCCAGCTGGTGCTGTCGCACCGGAAAGGATGGCACGCCACCCTTGCCGCTGTTTTCAGCCTTTGCCGCGCCGAGCCAGGCCTTGCCTGGCTTTGCCACGTGATGCTGTCGCACCCGAATGAACCGCACGCGATCCATTCGGCTGTTTTCAGCGATTGCCTCGCAGGGCCTTTCCGAGCACTGCCATGCCCTGCGTCGCCGTTCCGAGTGGCGCTGTCGCACCGGCTGCGATCCTCATTGAAGACCGCAGCCGCTGTTTTCAGCCGTTGCCTAGCCGCGCCCCGTCCTGCCGCGCCTAGCCCATCCTATCCGTGCCACGACGTACATCCACTATGTCACACCGTTGCGCATATTGCAACGCCTTCGCGCAAAGAAAAACGCGCCAGCCCTCGGTGCGCCTTCTACTACTCAGCCCCCGCCAAGAAATCCACCCGATGCTGCACCGCACAACGGCAATTCACGGTTTCCCCAGCTCCCGCCCCCATCGACGAATCCCCCGGCCGCATCAGCAGCGCCCCAGAGGGCGTCCGGAACGGCTGCCGGAAATCGACGGTCTGCCCGGCCATCGCGCCGTGCGAGTCGCGCACGCG